TGCTGCGCGACATCATCCAGGAGTACGACTTTCCGAGCGGCCTGCCGATCAATGAGGTCGTGCGCTATCGTCGGCTGTGGATCGACCCGAAGACGGCCAAGGTGCGGTTGCAGTTCTACACGGCCAGTGGCATCACGATCGACCCCGATGGTGCGCCGAGTGTGGCACCGATCGAGTTGGACCTCGAACGTATCCCGTTCGTCCTGCTCGACATCGGTGACAGTCTCATCAAGGATGTGTGCGACCACCAGATGGCCTTGCTCAACCTGACGAGCGCGGATGTCACCTACGCGATCAAGAGCAACTTTCCGTTCCTCGTCAAGCAAGAGGACACGCGAGCGGCCGGTGCGCACCTGAAGCAGTTTGACGGTAGTGGCGCTCCGGTTGCCGGCACGACGCAAGATGGCGTCCGCAATGTGGGTGTCGCTGCCAGCAGCGGACTGATCTATCCGATGGAGGCGAACCCGCCCGGCTTCATCAACCCGTCGCCTGATCCCCTGCGGGCGTCGATGGAGCTTCAGCAGAAGTTGAAGAATGAGATTCGGGAACTGGTCAACCTGGCCGTGCAGACGGTCGCCAGCCGGGCCAGCGCCGAGAGCAAGGCACTCGACAACCAGGGACTCGAAGCGGGCTTGTCGTACATTGGTTTGGTGCTGGAAAACGGCGAGCGGCTGATCTCCGAGTATTGGGCGGCCTACGAGAGCGTTGACCCGGCGGGTCGGCAAATGGCGACGGTGAAGTACCCGGACCGGTACTCGCTGAAGACCGACGACGACCGCATTTCGGAATCAACGAAGCTCTCCGGACTGTTGAACACGGTCCCAGGACCAACTGTCAAGCGCGAAATCAGCAAGGCGATCGTCCAGTCGTTGCTCGGCGGCAAGGTCTCGACGGACGTCCTCAACCAGATCAATAGCGAGATCGACAGCGCGGCCTGCACGACGAGCAACCCCGACACGATCATCTCCGGTGTCCAGGCCGGCTTGATCGATCCGGAGACAGCCTCGCAGGCGCTCGGGTGTGCGCCGGGAACGGCAGCCAAGGCCCAGAAGGCCCACGCGGAGCGGCTCGCCGCGATCGCAACGGCCCAGGGTGTTCCGGCCGGCAAGGGCTCAAGGTCAAACGACCCGGCGGCAAGAGGAATCCCCGACGCCTCTGGCCAATTGGATTCGGGGGCGCTGGAAAAGCTCGATGCGACCCATCCCGATTTGCAGGCCGATCGGAGGCCGCGGGTTCGGGGCAAGGGGAAGAGGATGAAGGCGCGGCTCGTGACGGATGAGCCCAACAACCTGCCGGGCGGAGGCAATTTCTTCGCTGGGCGAGAAAAGGGAACTCCGCAGAACAGGCCGTTTGGCTAGGAGATAGACTCGTGGACCTCTATAAATCATCTTTGGGTCGTTTTGTGGTCGGCAACGGCGGCGCGGACGTTATCGCCCAACCATTGATCGCGGGGGAGTTCTCCCAGGCGGCCCTCCGCAGCGTCCACGTTCGCGCTCTGGCCACGAACAACGTCACGGTCTACGTGGGTGGCAGCGGCGTAAGCGCGGGCGACGGTTACCCGCTGGCGGCCGGCGAGGAAGTCGAAATTCCGGTGGACGACCCCAGCAAGGTCTACGTGGTCGCCACGCCGGCCAGCAACTCCTCGCAGAGCGTCACGCTGGGGACGACGCAGACGGGCGACACCTTTAGTCTCACGCTCGGAGCAGACACGACGGCCCCGATCGCCGTCGGTGCCACGGCGGCTGCCGTCCAGGCAGCGCTGGTGGCCGCGATCGGCGCGGGAAACTGCACCGTGAGCGGCAGCGCGGGCGGACCGTACACGGTCACTTTCACGGGTGCGCTGGCCGGGCAGGACATCGAGTTGATGGTCGGGGGAGGCATCGGCCTCAACAACGAGCAAACGATCACTCTGAGCGGCGGCGTGGCCGGCGATCAACTGGTGCTGACGCTGAGCGGACAAGCGACGGCGGCGCTGCCCTACAATGCGACCGCCGCCCAGGTGCAGAGTGCCCTGGAGGCCCTCGCGGCGGTCGGCGCGGGCAACGTGACCGTCACGGGCTCGGGGCCTTGGGTCTGTGAGTTCATCGGCAGCTTGACCGAGACGGCGGTCCCCGCCATCACTGGGGTCTGCGGGCAAAACGAGCAGCAAAGTGTCTCGCTCGACCCGAGCGTAACCGGCGGCACGTTCACGCTGAGCTTTGGCGGCGAGACGACAACTGCGATCGCTTACAACGCCACTCCGCCCGCCGTGCAAAGCGCGCTAGCGGCCTTGGCTGTAATCGGTGGCGGAAGCGTATCGGTGACGGCCGGGACTCCTTCGGGCTGGCTGGTACAGTTCACGGCAAACTTGGAGAACGCCAAGCAAGCGTTGATGACGGGCAGTGGTACTGGCCTGGTCGGCACCGTGAAGACGGTGACGGTGACCGAGGTGGTCGCCGGCGACAGCCAAACGGTGACGGTGACGGCAACCCAGGCGGCGCAGGCCGCTCCGGCGGTGACGGTGGCGATTGTCGCCAACGCCAGCGCGGGGTCGCAGTATTCGTGGCTCTCGGCGTGAAGGTGCTCGCATGGCAATAGCCATCAATTACTATGGCTCGATCGCCGACGCCGACAGCTACTTCGCCAACCGGCTTCACTCCGGCGCGTGGTTGCAGGCGGACCCGGCGGACCAGCCGAAGGCCCTTTGGGCGGCGAGCGTCATCATCGACACCTTGAACTACAAGGGCATCAAGCACGCCTTGTGGGCACTTGACAAGGAGTTCGCTTACCCGCCCAACTTCTACGCGCCGCGGAAGTTCCCGACGCCGGAAGCGATTCATGCGGCGAACTTGTCGCAGCCGTTGGAGTTCCCTCGGGACAGCGATACGGTCGTGCCGTCCGACATCGAGCAAGCATGTTACGAAATCGCCTTCAGCCTGCTGGACGGCCGCGATCCGGAGTTGGAACTCGAATCGCTGGGCATCACGCAAATGGCCTACGGGCAGGTGCAGTCCTCGTACAATCGAAACCAGCCGCCGATCGAACACCTCGTCAACGGCATTCCGAATGCCTTGGCGTGGCGGCTCATTCGGCCTTATCTGGCCTCCTCTGATGAGATCAGGCTGACCCGCGTCAGCTAACCGGCGCGTCTGCCGGGCCGGGCGACTACTGGACCAGTTAGGCAGTTCGCCCGCAAGTTCGACTGGGAAGTGTCTTGTGTGGAGAAGTTTCATGTTGCGCGATCTGTATTGCTCGATTCCGACCCTGGCTTGTTACGACGGCGCGGCCGATGCCGGCGCAGCGGCGACCGCTACGGCGACTGGCGCGGCTGCCGGCGGAGCGACCGCCACGGCGACTGGCGCGGTTGCCGGCGACGAGCCCAAGTTCACCCAGAAGCAGGTCAACGCCTTTCTGGCCGAGGAGCGGCGGAAGACGGAGGTTCACGTCAAGACGCAGAACAAGGTCCTGCTGGAGGAAAAGGAGACGCGGATCGCCGAGTTGCTGGCCAACAGCCAGTTGACCACGGCCGAGAAAGAGCGGCTCCAGGCCGACTACACGAAGGTCCAGGAAGACCTCAAGAGCTATCGCACCGAGAAGGAGACGATCCTCCGCGAGCGAAAGGCGAGCGAAGACGCCTTGAACGCCCGCGCCAAGGAACTCGAAGACCGCGCCAAGAGTTGGGAGTCGCGTTACAGCGACAGCACGATCAAGCGCGAGTTGCAGGAGGCGGCCGTCAAGAACAACGCCTGGAACGCGGACCAGTTGGTCGCGCTCCTGCGGCCCAACACCAAGATGGTGGCCGTCAAGGACGCCGCCGGACAGGACACGGGCGAGTACACGCCGGTGGTGGAGATCGACGTGACGAGGGACGGCAAGACGGCCAAGACGCAACTCTCGCCCGCGAAGGCGGTGGAGTACATGAAAAGCGTGCCTGCGCAGTACGGCAACCTCTTCAAGAGCGGGGCGGCCGGCGGCACGGGCACCAACAACCTACCGGCGGGCTCGCCGGGGATGAGCAGCGCAATCGATCTGAACAACCTCACCCAGGCCCAGTACGAAGCGATTCGGAAGGACCCGGCGCAGTCCGCCGCGGTCTTCGGCCGGAGGTGATTCTGCTGTTGGCACCGACCGCCGGTGTGCGCAAGAGGCGGGTGTGGCAGTACACGAAGGAAACAGTCCGTTTGGAGTTTTGCAATGCGTTGCGATTTCGAGTTGGAAGTGCTCTATCGGTCGCCCGTGGCGATCGGCTGCTACGACGCCTACTCGGGCACCGAGATCACCCTGACCGGCGACACGAGCAGCGCCCTGAGCCCGTACATCCCCAAAATCTGGGCGATGGAGAGCCTACGCATCTTGAAGGAAAACATGGGCGTGACCAGCCTGGTCCACCGTGATTTCCAGAACGAGGTGGCCAGCTTCGGCGACTTGGTTCACACCCGTCGGCCCCAGGAAATGAACGTCTATCGCCGGTCCGACACGACCGACGTGACGCCGCAAGCCGTCTCGGCCAGCGACGTGCAGGTTCCGTTGGACCAGTGGTTCAATGCGAGCTTCACGATCCCCGAGGGCGCGATGAGCAAGTCGTTCCTGGAACTGGTCACGATCTTCCTGGAGCCGGCCATTCTGTCCATCGCCCGCGGCGTGGACCGCGCGGTCTTGGGCCGTCTGGCAAACAGCTTCCTGGGAGCGCCGGGCCAACGGGCCGGTCACCTCGCGGGGTTGACCCGCGAGTTGATCTACGATTCCGTCGTCCAGGCCGACGAAATCCTCAACATCAACAAAGCGTACCCGGACAACCGGTCGCTCTTGCTGGGCCCCGCGAGCAAGGCCACGATGTTGCAGTGCGACAAGTTCGTCGAGGCGCAGAAGCGCGGTGACGGCGGCGAGACCTTGAAGACTGCCCGCCTGGGCACGGTCCTCGGGTTCGACACCTACATGTTCCAGAATGTGGCCTCCTGCCTGGCCAACGCCGACGTGGAGTTGGGCACGGTCACGGCCGCCCACGCCGCCGGCAGCCAGGACGAGCAGGCCGTCTCGATCACCGACGCGGTGCAGGGCGAGTTCTGTGTCGTGACCGGCAACGACCAGCCCACTTGGGCCCAGGCCGCCGCCAGCGGCGAGATCACGCTCAACGAGCCCAACGCCTACGCCACTTTGGCCGGCGCGGTC